TTCTATCAATTGATATTGTGTATGCTGATGCAAGTGTTAAAACTTGTTTTTGTTGTTCAGGGTCCATCATTAAAATTGAATCTAAATTACCAGTTCCAATTCTACCATATGAAATCATATCCAACATCGCTTGTTTAGCCATACGAATTGTCCAATATTCATGTTCATATTTTTCTTCTAATTCTGGATTACCAAATACATCAATTAATTTTGTTCCATCTGGAAGAACAGCTTCTTCGGTCTCTAAAAACTCTTTAATTAACTCAATAAAACCTTGTCTTTCTCTGTAAGCATCTCTTAAGTTTCTTTTAAACTTTCTTAAATCAATAAGTTTATCAGCAACTGTTAGATCGATCATCTCTTTTCTTTTAGAGTCGGTGATAAACTCTTTACTTTCCTTATCCATTTCGATTTCAAGTTCAGCTTTTCTTACTGTATACTCGAGATGTTCAACAGCATCTTCTCTACCTCTTAATTCTAATAACCACTGTTTTAATTTAGCATATGACGTTATTTGTGCACCGCCTACGAAATTATACGCTTTGTACTTTGGTAGTGCAAAAGACATACTTTCAGAAATCTTCATTAGTTTTTCATCAAACGGGTTGTTTAAATTTTGTTCTCTGTCATATTTGTAACCTTCCATAAATAAATTGTTTTGTTATAATATAAGTAATTTTTTTTGAATTATCAACTATTGTCTCCAACCACAATGGCCAGAAGACGTTCCTGCATTAACACCAGGGTTTAATCCGGTAATACTAGTTGAGCCAACATCCGTTGCATAGTAAAACTTCCAACTAACATTGTTCTGTGCCCCATCATAATTTCCTAACATATATTGCCAATCTTGACCTAATGTAAAGTTTTCTTCCCCACAGTTTGGATGCGGTTTTGAAACATTCCCGATATTAGTATCGTTAGAATTGCTCCATCTTCTTAAATTATAACCACCATTATAACTTCCCTCATTTCCAGCATACCCCTTACCAACTTTTGAGCTAATCCCCTTTTGTTGTGAATGGTTACCCCATTGACTAGATGAACTAGGTGTTTCATTGGAAAAATTAAATTTAATACCAGCAGATGATGTCCAAGCGTAACCAAAACTTTCATCAAAAAATGCTCCAGCACCATCATCACCACTAATTGATGAAACCCCAAATCCACTTACATAGCTTTCGTTCGATAAATTAAATTTTTCAATCGTTGTTGATCCACCAGAAAACAAATATGCTATCTCAGTTTCTTTTTGCATAGTTCCAAGATCACTTCTAGCAATACCAGTGTTGAATTTTGTTTGGTGTGCGTAATTTGTGTCCGTAATCATATTGATAGCAGCTGTTCTCGTTCCATGTATTGTCCCGGCACTTTTCCACGCCCCGTCATCATTTACAGACCAAAGAAAAAGTATCGATTTACTACACGCTCCGGATGTATATGAAATTGGGTAATCTAATAGTTCACCAATGTGTGTTGTTTGATCAATAAGATTAACTGTTTTGTGAACATTTCTCCAAGGTGATGAGTCTTTGTAACCACCAGCTAAATAAGAATAATTAATTACTTGTCTATATCTAAATGCGGTAGGTTGTGTTTCTTGTGCAGCAATTCTTTCCCAACCGTCATCAATATTTGATACGCCAGTATACAACATCAAATAACTACTTCCGCTACTTGATGTTTCAAGATATAATGAGCCCGAACGTGGGCTTGATGGTCTATTTGCTCTAGTGCCTCTTGGTGGTCTATTAACAACCCTATCTGATGCTAAGCTTCCACTAACTTCTAAATTCTCGTATAACATTTTATTTATAATTTATGCTCTCCAACCACAATGTCCAGAAGATGTTCCACCATTAACGCCGGGTGCTAATCCACTTACGCTGGTGGTTCCTGTATCCGTTGTGTAGCTGAATTTCCAACTTGTATTATTTTGTGCGCCATCATAATTACCTAACATATATTGATGATCCTGACCCATTGTGAAATTTTCTTCTCCACAGTTTGGATGTGGTTTTGCCACATTACCAATATTAGTGTCGCTGGCATTGCTCCATCTTCTTAAGTTATATCCGCCACTATATGACCCTTCATTTCCCGCATATCCTTTACCAACTTTTGAACTAATACCCTTTTGTTGCGCGTGTGCTGACCAATGAACAGATGATGAAAATGTTTCAGATGCAAAACTAAATTTGATACCTTCGCTAGATGTCCAACCGTATCCAAAGTTTTCATCAGAAAATGCACTACCACCATCACTACCATTTATTGTTGTTAAATTGAACCCAGTCATAATTGTTTCATTACTTAAATCAAATTTGTCAACAGTAGAACTACCGGCAGAAAACATGTATGCAAATTCTGTTTCTTTATGCATGGTAGCAACATCACTCCTTGCAGTCGTTATGTTAAACTTAGTTTGATGTGTATATTTGGTATCGTTTGCCATATTAATTGCAGATGTTCTAATACCATTAACATCAGTTGGTCCTTTAAATGCATTATCTTCATTAACGGACCAAACAAAAAAGATATATTTACTACAAGCCCCCGAAGTATATGATGCAGCGTAATCTAATAGTTCACCAATATGTGTTGTTTGATCAGTAGAATTAATTGTTTTATGAACATTCTTCCATGGTGATGAGTTTTTGTAACCACCAGCTAAATAGGAAACACTAATTATTTGTCTAAATTTAAAACCAACATTTGAGTTAACTTGGGAAGAAACTCTAACCCACCCATTATCACCATTATTTAAACCAGTATATACCATTAAAAAACTACCACTTGCCGCTTCTTCAAGATATAGTGATCCTGTAACAGGACTTCCCGGTCTGTTTGCTCTCGAACCTCTAGGTGGTTTTGATACCCCCTGAACTCTTAATGAACCACTAATTTCTATATTGTCATGACGCATATCCTATAAATAGTTTTTTTAATTTCTCCATCCACAATGTCCTGATGATGTTCCTCCGTTAACACCCGGTGCTAATCCAGATGGGTTAACAGTTCCAGTATCGGTAGCATAAATAAATTTCCAGCTTGTGTTATTTTGTAAACCATCATAATTTCCTAACATATATTGATGATCTTGGCCCATGGTGAAATTTTCTTCACCACAGTTTCCATGTGGTTTTGCCACATTACCAATATTTGTTTCATTAAACACATTCCATCTTCTTAAGTTATAACCACCATTATAATTACCTTCATTTCCCGCATATCCTTTACCCCACTTGGAACTAATTCCCTTTTGTTGCCCACTGGCCCCCCATTGTTGATTATTAGTGAAGGTATCAGTTGCAAAGAATAGTTTGTTACCACTTTCCGATCCATAACCATAACCATAATTTTCATCAGAAAACCCAGAACAACCTAATGAACTGGTGATAGATGTTTTTAATGTTAGATATGGTGCCATATTAGGGTAATAAACACTATACATAACTTCATTGGTTGAGTTAAATTTTTCAACAGTTGCAACACCTCCCCCAAATACCCAAGCAAATTCTGTTTCTTGAAATAAAGTTCCTAAGTCATCTCTTGCATTTGCTAAATCCCATTTAGATTGGTGAGCATAAGCCGTTTCATTTACCATATTTACCCCTGTTGTCCAAGTTGAATGTATTTGTGTTGCCGATTTCCAGGCGCCATCTGTATTTGTTGACCAAACAAATAAAATAGTTTTACTACAATGACCAGATGTATATGATGCGGGATAATCCATCAATTCTCCTAAGTGAACAGTTTGATCCGTTGCATTTGTTGTTCTATGAACATTTTTCCAAGGAGATGCGTCTTTGTAACCACCAGCCAAATAAGAATAATTAATAATTTGTCTATATAAAAAACCAATTCTATCCGTGTTTTGTGAACCAACTGGTTCCCATCCATCATCTCTATTAGATACTGCGGTATATGTCACAACAAAACTTCCACTATCAGATTCTTCAAGATAAAGAGACCCAATTTCTGGGCTTCCTGGTCTATTGGCTCTGGGTCCTCTGGGTATAATATATTGTCCACTAACATCTAATGAGCCACTAACAATTACATTTTCTCTTAACATACTTTAATATACGTATTTTATCCGGTAACAACAAGTCTACCTGTTCTATTTGCTGCAAAAGTTACTGTAACTGTTGTAGATGTTATGTTTATTTCAGAAGGGAAGAACATATTATTACTACTATCAAATACTTGCGCAGTTAAGTTTGCAGTTCCTAAATTGTGAGTAAAGCTAACACTTGACACGTTGGAGAATGTTGTTGAATTACTTAGAGCAACTCTCTTCCAAGACTGCCATGTACCATTATTCCTACCTCTAACATACATGATACCCGTTCTATAGTCACCATATATTTGATGTTGCCAACTAGAACTATATACTTGGGAATACAATGCACCATCTGTTGCGTTACCTGTTAGGTTAGTACTACTACCATCCACATCAGTAACATAAGTCATACCATTTGAATCTAACGTGTTAGCTGCAACAGCATCATTTGATCCCGTATTTCTAAAACCACGTCCATCAATTTGATCCGCTGATGTTGCAGTTGCGGCGTTACCCGTAATATTAATACCCCAGTTACCGCTTGCACCAGTTCCTGTTAATGTTGGTGAATATGAATTATAGTTAGCTGATGATAACATTGTTAACCAGTTACCCCAGCTTCCATTATATCCTTGTCTAAAATAGAATG